CGTCGGTGAGCGCCTTCAGTTCATGTAGATTATCGGGTGAAATCGTAGGGTCGCCCGTAATAACCGAATATCTGGCTGGGCGGAATGGCTGGCTCGGAAATTGCGCTTGGTGTTGTCGTTGAGGAAGCATTGTAATCGCGTCGATACTTCCTGTGGGTTTGCTGCGAAAAAACGATGAATTGCCCCCCTGCGCACTATAACGCGTGAAACCGCATTCTTCTAACGCGAGTGCGATTGGGACTACTCCGCCATCAATATACTGGCTATATACGAGAATGATACCGTCACTGCTTATAATCTTGTCGCAGATATTCTTGATTTTCGCGGAATACCGCCCGATATTTTCTGGTGCGAATATGCGGGCGGATGATTTCGTCGTTGTTTCGCCGCTTGGCAGTTTGAATGCGCGCGTGAATTCTGGGCGATATTCGAAATTCAAGCGCATCGGCGGATTTCCGACCTCTTCATACGACATAACATGCCGCAGCCCTTCTTTCCCGATACATGCGGCGATGTCAAACTCATCATTCGGGTCGTTTATATATTCGATGAGAGATGGATGCGGATATACGATATTCAAGGCTTCGAGAGGTTTCTGGACCGCGGCGTAGCCGATTGTATCCATATTTTCAAATGAAGGGAAGTCGGCGGCTTCGACGACGGTGGTTTCATTGATTTCGGCGGCGGCGGCAGTGGCAGCGGTGGCGGTGGTGGCGGATCCTTTGGCTTTCCTTTTCCCTTTAGCCTTGCCCGACGCTTCAGCAGCACTAGAAGCAGCAACCTCAGCCGCCTTCTTTCGCCGCACCATCGCGGTCTTCTTATAAATATACATTGCCTTCATATCGTTAATAATAAAACGGTAGGCTGCTTCTTGAATATCGCCGACTTGTGTCATATAAACATCGATATGTTCAATGGGTTGGTCAATGTGTCGGCCGTTGAGTTGAGTTCGCGGATACCCGCCGCCGACGCCGCCGACACCGCCGCCAATCAACTGCGCAAGAAGAGAGAATTCTGGCGAGTGTTCTCTCGGATATATTCTGTAGGGAAATGTGTATGGATTTTCACCTCGAACGAATGAAACATATCCAGTGGCTTTCCGAATAAGAAGATCCTTGCCAATCTCTCGACCATCCCCATCCAAACGGAAATTTCCCTGTTCATCAAACACATCCGCGATATCAATCGTCGCACGCCGGTCATTCAAGTTCATCAAGTTAATCAGCCATACGATTTCCTTGTAACTGTTATACATGGGCGTGCCCGAGAGAAGCAGCAAGCGCACATTATTCACCTTCTGAACAATTTGAAACAATATCTTCGCTACGCGTTTATCTCGGTTGTCATCGGTAATACGAATATTATGAACCTCGTCAATTATAATGAGCGTATTTGCGAATAATTTACGCAGCTTCGTCACTGATAATGTCTCGATTGCTAGAGTAAGCATTTCCTCAGCTTTGGCGATATCCGCGGCGGATTTACGGCCTTTCTTAGACGCTGCCGCAGCCCCCGCACCAGCCGGCCCCGCCCCAGCTGCCCCTTTACGCCTGACCTCCTGTATCACCGCATCATCCTGCGAAATCCCGATACTCGACGCATGCGTCCGCGCATAGTTAGCGAATTCATTATACCCGAAAAACAAATAATGCGATGAAATGAGCCGGCGGATTTGTTTAATGATTTTGTCACGCGTCAGCCCCTTCATATTCATCGGGTTGATTTCTTTAATGAATTTATTCCCAGTACATGCGCGGATATTCCATACTCCGGGTTCAATCTCTCGGAGTTCGCGTTCATCAAAGAGCTGAAGCCGGAAGTTCTCCTGAACATTCGGTGATGCGATGACAATAATCTGTTGGGTTATTCCCATTTGTTTCATATAATCGCGCATCTCCTCTGCGACGCTGATCGCCGAACATGTCTTGCCGGTTCCTAGACCGTGATACAACAACAAACTATTATAAGGCGTCTCTACCGAGAGAAAGTTACGCACGAATTGCTGGTTCGGCGCGAGCTCTATTTGCGCATTACACAGAATCTCCGCCTCTTCTTCCACATTCTTCGTATTATCGACATCCATCTTTGTATCAAAGAATTCTTTTCGAAGGGCGATTTTGGTATTAAAATTGGGGTCGTTTAGGGTGGGATATAGGCCTTCGGCGGCGGCGGCAGCAGTGGCAGCGGCGGTACTGCGCGGTTCATCGCCATCATCGTCGGGCAATATCCCGATATCGTGTAATGTCATCTCTCGTTCGAGCAGTTCCTTTTTGAGGAGGAGCTTGTTAAAGTCTTTACTAAATGGATTATTGAGGTCTTCTGGCTTCAATCGTTTGCGACCTTCTTCCAGTTCTTTTTTCATCATACGAATACGTTGTTTGGGGTCTGATGGAACCGCCGCAGCGAGTCCTCCTGATGCAGCTGCGCGTTTTTTCGGCACGGGTTTAATAGTGCGTTTTACGCCAGAGGTCGCAGTCGCAGCGGCGGCAGCTTCATCTGGCATCACAGCAAGAGCAGCGGCGGCGACGGATGCGACGGATGGCGGGGGGGATGGCGGCGGCGGGGATGGCGGTCCAGAAGCAGCAATCGTCATTTCTATCGGTATATTTTCATCTTCTTCTGCCATTTCCGTATTTATTGTATGTAATGTGCCTTTATATATCTACATGAAATAAAAAGGAACCATAATTGCGATGTTAAAATATGCGATAGCGGGATAATATGTTATTGATTTTTCGAACAATCCCGATTTTTTCTAAATTGTAAGGTCGTATCGTGCGAATACACTCGTTGAACGACATCCATTTCATGAGACCTACCTCCATGATGTCGTGTGCCTTTTTCGGTTTCTTATCTAAATCCACCATCGCAAGAAAATACTTCTGTTTATAACACTTCATATCCGACCCCATAAATATTTCCTCGAACGGCGCGATATTTTGTATTACATTATCCGCTGTGATATCATATCCCGTCTCTTCCAGACATTCTCGCAGCGCACATGGAAGGTCTTTTTCATTATAATTCCGGCGTCCTTTCGGAAACCCCCACTCGGTTTCATTCCATCGGGTGGATGAATCTTCGATAAACTGGTGGAGGTTTTTAATTCGTCCATCCTTTGTGCGTATTCCGCCCAACACTTGCCGGTATTTTTCAAATGAGATATGCTCTTCGTTTTTATACTGGCTTCCGCGAGTATATTCCCCCCATAATAGCCGCCACAGCTGTTCGAATGTAAGGCGGAGCAGACTATCCTTTTCAGTCATCGTCATTTCGTCGATAATACGCTGGATGTATGCTTCGTCATTTAACGAATATTTGCCGCGTATAAAATCGACAAATCCGAACGAGTCACGACGGCGTATCATTAGAAATTCTGGTCCGGTTTCGCCGCACCGAAACGCAATGACGCCGATACTTGTAATTGGCGCACGACAATTATTATAAACGTGATTTGTGCGATTACAGTTATTACAGAAATACTTGTTTGTCTCTGTCGTGGCGGTGGTCGCGGTGGCGGCGGAGGCGGCAATTTTACCTCCTCGGTTTGACGTCGCCGACGCCGCCGCCGTCGCCGCCGATTTTACAACAGTTCGCAATTGGCTAATTTCTAGATAAGACAATTCAGATTTAGGATTGATTAATTTTAATGATTCTGGGGGGTATTCGGTATCGGCGTCTTTTGTAAATACGCCGACCTGTACTCCCGCCGCCGCCTCCTCTGTCATTGTTCGCTTAATCGTAATTCTATTATTGTTTTTATGTCGTTTCATTATAGTATGATGAAACTCGACGCGAAGATATGGGGTCCGCATTACTGGTTCTTTTTAATGACAACTGCGGTCAATTACCCCGATCATGTAAATGACGTAGTCCGAAAGAAATACTATGACTTTGTCCAGAACTTCCCGATGCTCATTCCCGATCCGGAAATGTCGTCAGAGTTCGAGAGAATGTTGAATAAATATCCAGTCACACCTTATTTAGATAATCGCGATTCGTTTATTCGCTGGGTTCATTTCATCCACAATCGCTATAATGTTCTCTTGATGAAGGATGAACTGCCTTTACATGATGCTCTCGAGAGATATTATCTACACTATCGCCCGAAACCGATACAGATATTAGAAGAACTGAAATACCGAGAGAAATTGGTGTATATGCTCATGGTGGTGGGGCTGGGATATGCGGCGTATTACTATCACAATAAGTAACCAAGGCCGATCCATTTATTCGAATGACCATCTATTTATTCCGATGATTTATTCGCTGCTATATATAACCGCTTACGAAATGGTAAAGACCGAATATATCGTGTTTATTATCACCACCGTTCTGATTGTAAATACATATTATGATGGTCACTTGATAAAGATGTTTCAAAGTAACCAAAAGTGGATTAAAATGCTCACGTTTGGCTTCGTAGGTCTCTCGCTCTTCATGTTCTTGCGACGCAATCCGGAAAACTCTAGGCAATTGTTCTATCATGCCAACGATATTATCAAGTATATGCCGATAAGTAAGGGGACATCGGATATGATAACACCGTTTTTTGATATGACCAAGATGCCGCCCCCCCACGACGGCGGTGATATAGGCGGGGCGATAGGCGGGGGGGTAGGCGGTGCTATGAGTCGTGCGATGAGTAGTGCTGTCGGAACACATGTTGCGCAACCAATAGCGAAGCCGTCGTGGGGGGGCGGACCCCCCGGCGGAACCTCCGCTGAACGCCGTTTGCTCAACTCCGGCAAAGGGTCTAGCAAACGTAGTGTTAGTGAAACGAAGAAAAAGTATGTCGCCGCACAACAGGGGTGGAAATGCGGGGACTGCCAACGCCAACTTCCCGCATGGTTCGAAGTGGATCATGTCATCGCTTTAGAACATGGCGGTTCCAATCACATCGATAATTTAGTCGCTTTGTGTCGCGACTGTCACGGGAAAAAGACAGCGATGTCATTTTTGTAATTCATCGCCTACATTGAGGTCTTCCGTAATCGGATCGACATTATTATATCTTATAATTATAACTGATTGTTGTTATCATTATAACAAAGTATAAATGTCTGTACCGCCTCGAAGAACACGCGGTGCTATAATATCACAAGCATCAAGACCCGCATTAGCGGCAGCATCAGTAGGAGCAACAATGGCAGCATCGGCAGTAAAGCGGGGAGCGTTGGCAACCGGAAAAGCAATAGTCTCAGGAGCAGAAGCGCTAGGGCGGGGAGCATTGGCAACCGGACAAGCAATAGGGTCAGGAGCAGAAGCGCTAGGGCGGGGAGCATTGGCAACCGGACAAGCAATAGGGTCAGGAGCAGAAGCGCTAGGGCGGGGAGCATTGGCAACCGGAAAAGCAATAGGATCGGCAGCAACAGAAGCAAAGAAAAAAATAGATGATGAACGCAGAGCCGCACCTGCGGCGGTCGTAGCCGCCGTGATGAACGCAAACATAGCAGACCCATCCGCCGACACCACGGCGACCGCAGATACGCTCAATATCAGCACACTATTGAATTATCTACCCATCATCGTTCTCGTCATCATATTATTAATCGGGTTTGTATCATGGGATTTGATGACGGGTAATTGGCCTATTATTGTAACGCTGCTTCTTACATTTATTTACGTGGTGTATATGAATTATTTGACTCCGAGCAAGTTTTTTGAATTGAAAGACGGCGAACAAACGGTTTTACCATCACCGCCTACTGATAAGTTTATTATCGGAGAAACTGGCTCAGACATTTTTATTCGGGTGGGTGTTCCGTTATTTTTAATTATTCTAGGTTTGGGTTTTGGATTTGGCAGTATTTCAGCATCTGACCCGAATAAAGTAAGCAACCTCGACCTCACGCGAAGTATGATAGTATTCGGGTCTATGTTTTTAGTTGGCGGGGTTATATACGCTCTAGTTCAAAAGTTTTTTACTGACAAATCACTTTCCGAGTATATACATTATGTTGTCCTCTCTTTTATTATCGGTATTCCGTTGATTGTTCGCGGAAATGAAATCAACCAGAATATGAATACAGTAAAAGACGACCCATTATTGAGCGCGGAATCCAAGACAAAATTCGCAGAAAATAGTGCGGATTTGTTATTAGGTTTCGGCTTGTTTTTCCAGATTGCGTTTTTTATGGCGGTTGGTTATTTATTTTGGAGGAATTCCAAAAATGAAAGAGATGATGCTTTAAAGGGACGCATCGTCATCATGATTTTACTATCGGCTATTATTGGAATACCCGCATCTATATTTATGGCGGCTAGTCAAAAGGATAAGGGTATTGCTGGAGCCCAAGATCTAACCAAATATGGTCAAAAAGTATATTTAGTTCATGGTATTATCTGGTTCATCGTTTTGGCAGGGTTTTTGCTAATAATAAACGGACAAATAAAGCAATCGGCCGTTCATAGTGTTTTGAAGTATGCCATGCCTATAATTGTAGTGCTTGGGGGGTATTTCGTTTTCCCAATCGTTTTTCAAAGTACAAAGCTTAAAGAGCCAACCAAGGATGAAATTTTGAATATGGACGCAAAAGGAGATGGCGAATTCGCACAAAGTGGTTATTATCAACAACTCCGCGCAGAAGTAATAAAGGACTTACAAAAAAAAGACCCAAATACCGACCCGACTGCCGAACCGCAAAAACTAACAGATGCGATACAAGAGCGTCTTGATGAAGATAAAAAGAAATCATATACACCGACTAGTGCGTTGTTATGGATATTTTCGGTAATTTCGGTTATTATTGTCACAATTATGGCGATGGCGTTTAAAAGCAGAATAGACTTGGGGGACGAGGACACAGGAACTCCGTATGTTGGTATCAACACAGATGTTAAAACCAAAATAATAGAAGATAAAATGCTTTCAGATGACTGGGATAAAATATTATCATCAAATAGTGGCCTTAATTTCTTTGCGACATTAAAAATTAGGTTGGCCAAATGGTTTTCACTCGTCCCATTCTTATCTGTAATATTGATCATTATGTGGGTGAGCGTTCTTTTTACGAATGTCACTACCTCGCCGCAGACCAGCAATTGGATCGCCGGTAATTTTTCAGGCGATATGTTTCCACGCGTGAAAGAACTCATCGACGCATTTTTCATCGTGATTATTGCCGGTCTTTCATTATGTGCGATTTTATTGCTCCCAATTGTCAAGGAGATGAATGTCGGCGGTCTTGAATCGATTCTGAAATTCGCAGAGTCGGTTCAGGTATGGCAGTTTAATGGGGTGTCGAATCCTGATGGATACAATTGGGGATTGGCCATTGTTGGATTTTTACTCGTATTCGGTTTTGGATTGTCGTGGTGGTGGCATTATTTGAATGTAGAAAAATCGGAACAAGAAAAAAGAACTGGAACGTCATTACCCATCGTTCCTGATAATTGGGGATGGGCAATCGCATTTGTGGTTCTTCTTGCGTTTTGTGTTATGCCGACATTTTTTTATGTTCGTGGAAACGAACCACGCGTACATGTTAATTTTGCCAAAGAAAATGTGTTGAAACGTATCTTACGCCAAATTTTAACAACGGTTTATTTGGTTCCTTTACTTTTTGCCATAGTGTTCCGCGCAGGTGTTTATGGTGTTGCTTCTTTGACGGGACTCCCAGAATTTATTAATAAACGTGATGAAACTCTCGGGCTATTGAAATTCTGGGAGTGGGATGCCGCCAAAACAGACCTTCGTATGTTTCAGACGGGTGATAAACTAACCCCAGATAGTGTTACATCGGTGCCTGCCGCCGCCGCTGCTGCTCCTGCTCCTGCCGCAGTTCCTATCAACGAAACCAAAGTAAGCGCAATCGGCAAGCTCATCAAAGTGATTTTACTAACAATTTCATTCGTGATTATGATTCTCGCCGTGATTTACTATGTCTATAAGATTGACGCCGAATTCGTCAATAAAACTGGCGGCGGCGCAGATGGAACAGCTTCTGGTGGAATTGCGGCACAAATGAATTCGCCCACCGCGCATACGATTTACGTGATTATGGCGATTGTCGCGGTAGCGGGTCTCGTCGCGTATCTTCGTGAGAAATTCACGAAAGCAAATACGAAGACACCCGAGAACTACTTGTTCGAAGACCTTAAAACGGAAGACGCAACAAACCCGCTCAGACAGCTGGCATTCGGTGCTACGCATATTTTTTATGTGATATTGATGATCATTGTTTGGGTGTATGACCGCGAGATAGACGACAAGAATCGTATGTCAATTACTGGAATGACCGTCCTCGGTATCGCAATACTCTTTTTTCATTACGGATTAGAGTTTATCGATACGATGAGTCCCGATAACAAGCCGGTTGCCCCTTCTATACGCGACCTCTTCACCAATATTCGCTTCATTATCAACACCGTTTTCTTCGTCGTATTGTGTGTTCTTGCGTATTATAAACAGCACGCTGTCATGGTTGTCTTGATACTCGCCATGTTTATCTTTCACCTCACTAAATCCGCAATCGGAATCAAGCTCCTTCATTTGCTGTGGTTGGGTATTATTTATATCCCGTGTCTCTTCCTCGACTTTCTTCAGTCGTCACAGTCCGTTGTGGGTGATACGACGCGCCCCATATGGATTATTGTCGCGATCGAGTTACTCCTTATTGCGATTTTATATGGCGGGCCTTACCTCTTGAACTATATTGGCGCGTCGGCTTCGCAAATCGTCGCCGCTCCCGTAACACTGAAGGATAAATACGATACGAACCTGAACACGCAGAGCCCGCAAATATTTATTTTCCATAATACGGGTATTGACCGCACGCCGGAAGATAAGGCGGCCAATTGTCCTGCGGAAGAAAAGAAGCGTTTCAAGTACTCGATTTCGGGTTGGTTCTTATTGAACAATAATGTCACTTCTAGTAACAAAGATTTAGAGATATTTAATTTCGGTGATGTCCCCCGTTTGACATACAATCCATCTACATCCGAACTGAAACTATATTGTAATACACTTGATATGACCGGCAACCCTAAGAATGAACCCGAGATGATTTATAGCTCTAGGACGAACTATAATAGCATCATTTCTGGAAAATCGGATGCCAAACAACGGCGTATGAAAATGTTATTAGACAACGATGATGAACTCGACACGCAAATCCCTCTTCAAAGATGGAACTATTTTGTAGTGAATTACGACGGCAAAACGATGGACTTCTTTTTGAATACAAAACTGGTTGTTCGCAGTGACTTCATCATGCCGGATATTCAATTGAAACCGATTACGGTGGGTGACGGAACGGTCGATATTAAAACTCCTACCAATACGTATAAGGGCTTGAATGGTTCGATTTGTAATTTCGCATTTCATACTACGCCACTCACGAAGGAGCAGATGCGATGGACGTATAATATGTTGAAAACTCAGAATCCGCCGATGGTCGGAATGGCTACGATCGAAGATGAAGTGAAGGCGGCTGGTTCTACCACGGTGTATTCAAAATAATTCATATGTCCTCAGAATAAATGGTAATATAATATCTATAATATTTATACGAAGATATGAATTCAAAACTAGTTCTAGCAGTTATTGTAATTCTTCTGCTGTTATATGTCATTTTCAAGGCATTAACTACGACTTATACTACTTTAGGAACGATGCAGAAATGGAATAATGTAACAACGTTACAAGGTTCGAATTTGCCAAGCACATTTAAAGCAAATAGCGCTATTTCAATATGGTTTTACATCAAGAAGTGGGTGAATGGAACCAGTGTTGTCCAGTTTTTTTCAACAGCAACCGCGAGTGCCACGCCAATCTTCGCAGTATTATTTAAAAACAACACGAATACAATCCAAATACGGCCAAAGGGTGTAGATGACTCAACTATGAATTGCGAAATCGCGGAATTTCCTCTTCAGAAATGGGTGAATCTCATTATAAGTTTCAACGGCTCTGCGATGGACGTCTATGTCGATGGCAAATTGGTGAAATCATGTGTTGTAAGCACTGGTTCCGAAATTGGTAAAACTCAAAGTATTGTTTTAGGCCATGCGGATAGTAATAATGATGTCGGCTTTATCACGAATGTTAAACTGAAGGCGGCTCCTATCGCACCTCAGGAAGCATGGGATATTTACTCGCAAGGATTCGGTGGAAGCCCTTGGAGTGACCTTCTTAACAAATACAAGGTGAAGTTGAGTTTCATCGTAGATAATCAGGAGCAGGCTTCAGTAAGCACATAAATATTATCAGATTCGCGCAAATCCATAAAACAATAGATTCATTGAATGTATTGTTTTTTTATTCATTTATATTAGTAACCCATTCAAATAATCATAACAAAATATGAATGACAGCGGTAGCGGCGATAATGGCGGTGGATTTTTAAAAGGAATAACATCTAGTTTCTCCAAACCGAGTGATGCGGGTCTTTCTTCATCTAGTAGCGGCGGTTTTGGCATAAGAGAATTTATGGATTCCAATAGTCTCGTCGCAAAATTCGCATTTATATTAATGGTCTTCATCGTGTTTTCAGTAGCGGTGAAGCTTTCTATTATCGGATTGTCGTATATCATGCTTCCAAGTATGTCGCCGTTTGTTTTAGACGGAACTGCGAATACTGAAGATATGGCGATGACTATATCTCAAGACCCATCCAAACCAGATTCGGTGTTTATCGCGCGGTCTATGAACGAAGACGGCGGCTTGGAATATACATGGTCATCGTGGTTTTTTATCAACCAAGTTCCGCTTAAAAAAGACAGATATTCAAGAATCTTTAGCAAAGGTGGTGAAGGAACGAAGTCGAGTGAAGACGGTATATACTATCCGAATAACGCACCGGGACTGTATATTCGATTCACCGATTCAGTTACGGATACAAACCCCGACCGAACCGACAAGGGTGTAAATGTATCTCTACTTGCGGTAGTGGATGTTGCCGGTAAAGCCGATAATACGTCTGATAAACGACGTAATTTACACGAGCGCCTCATAGCAACTGATATTCCAATGAAGAACTGGGTAAATGCGGTCATTCGTGTTACGAACAATGTCATTGATTTGTATATCAACGGACGTCTAGCTCAACGCCGCAAAACGGCGGGTATTCCTCTTCAAAATTATGGTAAGGTGAATATCGGTGAGGATAAGGCGGTGAATCGTTTTAGCGGTTATATATCTACGATACAGTATTTCAATTACTCGGTTGGCGCCAATAAAATCAAGAGCATCGTGGATGAAGGTCCTAATATGAAAATGATTACATCAACTGGAGCAGCAACATCTACAAAGGACGCTGGGTCTTACTTGTCGAATAATTGGTACATGCGGTAATATTTTTTTACACGGACATATCAGCAATACTGGTGTAAAAAAATATAATGGCTGGCACTCCACCTATATGGACGCCATCATTACAACAAGACTCTCCAGGGAGTGATGTTTATTTTATCGGGGAATACAATCATCGATATAACATATATTCTTTAAGTTACATAACAACATTTACACTTTTACCGGGGACATTTACATTTCCAAGTAATCTGCCAGGCGCAGGCTATCGCGATACAGATGTTCCCAGAGAACTTGTAGATCGTCGATCAACTCTTATCGGCGTAATTCCGCTTATCAACTTAATCTCCAATAATTCCGCCACACCGATTCGATTTTCATTCCCTACTAATAGTTTTGCTGTATCGGTGATCTCGTTAGACCGAGACTATTATGTAATCCCACAAGCGTCTGGCGACCCCGGCAACTTACCAAATCCCGGCGGATTATATAAAAATCCGGGTGCGGCAGATATCCGTCTTCCGTATCGCAACGTCCTTCTTATCAACGGTGTTTATGATATTAGTGGCGGATTTCGTTATGGTGTTTCG